GTGAGCCTTGTTCGCCGGAAGTTTGGCGTGTTCCTTCAAAGTCATAGCCATCTCAATCTCCTAGGTCGTAACGACCGTCACCGTTCCTACTTCACCAGCCGGGGCCAGTGTGTTTGGAGTTAGTTCCGCATCGAAGGCTCTAGACCCACCGACCGGTGCCCAACCCCATTGTATCTGACGGCTACCATTAGCACCGTCATTACCGACCGCAAAATAACTCGTGTCCGGCCTTGGGTTCCGTAGAGCCTGCGGGTCGTCCACAGGATACAGACCAAGCGAGAGTTGAGGCTGGTCAGGCTCCCAACACTCCGGACAGACCAAGATATTCACGTTCTTGGTCTTCACCACAATCGACTTTAGCTGCTTCAGTTTGTACTGAAACCCGCATCGGTCGCACATGGCGATTGCGTTCTTGCCACTTGCAAACCTGTTTGGCATTAGTAGCCACCCAAGAAGCTCTCACGTGGTACAAACCGCACCGCCGCCTTTTCCCGGTCTTCGCCAGCCGCCAAATCCCAAGCCTCGTCGTACTGGGCTTTCAGGATCTGCGTACGCGCCTCTGCACCGGGGATCTTCATCGACAACATATAGGCCAGACCTGCCACCATGCAGGGCAAGAACCGGAACGGGATATCCTGCCCGTTGACGCCGTTACCCACATCGAACATCCGACGCAGGCGCGTGTAGTACAGGGTCCAAGTTGTGCTGTTGTCCGGCTTCGGCCATACCGTGAACTGCGGGTAGACAATGACGTTATCCGCACCCGTGGCACCAGTACGACGATTGATCCAAATCTGAATCGGGCGACCCGTCGCGTTCTTGTTCGGGATCGACACATAGGTGCTGGACGAGATACGGCTGATGTTGATGTCCTGCTGATTCGTGCCAGAGCCAGTCCGGATCACGTGGTCAAGCAGATCAACCGTATCAACAGCAAGGTCGTACGTACCGACATTGTAGGTCAGAGTGTGCGTACCTTGCTCCAGCGTCCAGAGGTTGATGCCCCGGTTAGCCCAGTCCATCAGCAAAAGCGACAGACTACGCTTCGACGTACGGAAGTCGTAACCCGTACGCAGTTCAGAACCGCAACGCTCGTAAGCCTCTTCAATGATCGTATTGAGGTCGAGGTTGAAGTCGGTTGTAGCTGTAGTCTTGTCAGCCATTACTTGCCTCGTTCTTCGATCAGCTTGACCCGCACTTGCAGGTCGTGGATGTCTTCCATAATGTCGTCTTTAAGTTCCTGACGACGAGCGGCGCTTAGTGGGCTATCAGTAGGTACACCGTCCTCGGTAATGAGAATGGGGATTTTAGACTCGATAGCAATCAGACGATTGTTGAATGATGCGATCTCCGCCAACAACCAGCCCACAGCGGCCAGAAGCACCGGAAACAACATATCCACAATCTTCTGCATGTTCACTTCTTACTTGCCCCTTTGACGATACGCACGGGTTTTCTGCGAGATGCCTTTGGGCTGCGCGACGAACTGCTTGCCTTGGGCTTTTCCTTTTCGCTTGGCGGCAGTGGTTCGGGCGTACTCAGCAGGGCTGAGAGCTTTAATCGCAGCCTCTGGTAGATATCTTTCACCCGTATCAGAAGATCGTTTACCACTTTTAGTTCTCCATTTCTGGGCAGTCCATGCCTTCAAGGATTGCTGCGGGGCTTTCATGACGTATATCCGCCGCCTTTTTCCTTATACCGTTTAGCCAACAACTGCGCCTTACGAGCCGACCATTGACCTGCCGCCGTGCCCTGAACAGCACTATTCTTGATGCTGTTGAACAATGCTTTACGCATACCGGGCTTGGAGTAGTTACCAGCCTCGTTGACCTTGCTCTTGACCTTGCCGCCCTTGGCATGGCGAATGGGACGACCAGTACCCTCAACAATCTCGTTATCCCCACGCCGCTTTGCTCGCGGCACCTTCTTGGGATTGATATCACCCATGCCTCGGGAGGGCATCATCAGACCATCCGCCCCTTTGTCTTGCCACGAACGGCGCAACCATCAGCACGCTTGGAGGCAGAAGACTTAACGGAGCCGCCTTTTTTATATCCCCCATAAATACGAACAGGAGCAGGGACCGTTCTAAGTGTACCGGCTCTTTTTTCAGCAAAAGAACCTTTGTCTTTACGGACGTTCATGCCTCCAGACGGGCCGCCAAAACCTTTCATATCATCTTCCCTCGGGTTTTACCGCGAATAGCGCAACCATCAGCACGCTTGGAGGCAGACGAAACGGAACCGCCCTTACGCATACGGGGGCCGCTAACACGCTCTTCACCAACTTCCTCAATATAAGAAGGATATTCAAATGGACCGGGAATTACCGGGTCTTTACTAACTCCAGAATATCCTAGGGCTTTTTCGTTATACGGCTCTTGCGGGGTTTTACCGTAACGAGGGTTTGGAGGCGGTTGCATGGACCCTGAACCCATACCTCTTTTAGCCGGTACTTGACCGCCAGGAGCCATCTTCTTGATTTTCCCGCCCACGCGCTTCTTCACCGATTCTCCATCCGGCATATCGAGGCTTACGCCCGGTGCGCGCACCGATTTTGTGTAGATACCACGGGGGCTTGTCGGACCACGTGAACTACGAGATTTAGGACCACTGCTCATTTGCAAGAACCTCCCATACGCATCTTGACCATCTTGCCCTTGGTTTTGCCCTTCGTAGCAACGCCGTCAGCCCGCTTGGAAGCTGAACTACCAGACTTCACTTTGCCGCCCTTCTTATACATCGGCTCTTCCGGAATCGGCTTCATGCCCGGCATTCCACGGCGCTCACGGGGCATCAGTTTTTCTCGCTCAGGACGGCGCATCATGCCGCCCATTCCGTACTTCTTCATTTGGATTTACCTTTAAATTTACGGCCTTTGTCGGCCTTCATGAACTCTTTCCCGACTTTCGACGGGATACCCAAACGCTTTGCGGCTTTCGGGTCATTAGCCACTAGCGCCATTAGACGATGTTGTTTACCCGATTTGCTTGGCATTGTGATTCACCAATCTGTCTATCTTCTGCTCCAACCGGTCAAGCCGATCAAGAAGCATCTGGGCATCGGCTCGGACTTCCGCACGGGTGACATGATCACGAGCCACTTCTTCTCGGGTTCTGTTGAGGAGAATCCCCAACCGTTGAAGTTCAGCGAACTTCTCTTTCACAACAAAACCCAAAACGGCCACGATTCCCGTAAGAACCATGTTCCAAACCAACATTTCCATCTCAACAGTTCCATGCTCTGAGGGACTTGTTGATACGGCTGTTTGGATCATTGGCGGTCTTGGCGCTAGTCAGCTTTTTCTTCATTCCCGACATTCTCGCGCAGAATGATTTCTTACGAGCGCCACCTTCAGGTTGCGGTCTTTTCAGACCCGGTTTGCCGGGATTAGCTGCGTTGTACGACGCCCGTCCCTTAGCATTTAAACCGCCTTTTGGATTCTTCCCTTCTTTACGCTGCCAAGCCGGAGACTTAGCCATAGATCACCATCGTTGAAACCACGGCTGACGGAATGATGTAGATGTTGGTCTGGAAAAGCAGACCCTCACCCGGCATCAGGATGTAATCCGCCGCAGTCGAACTTGCCTTGGTGTTGACGACGATTTTGGTAGCACCGCTTGCGCCACCGTCAATAAACGTAACGGTACCGGCACCCGAATCAGGAACGATGTAGATCGCCTTTACACGGGCACGGCCAATAACGAGGCTATTCTGGTCCAACAACTGACCTGCATCAGTGCGGACCTTACTAGCAAGGACATCTGTTTGCATACCCATCTGAGTCTCCTGTAATGGATGAAGGGGGCTAACGCCCCCCTACGAAATCTTACGGAGTCAGGCTGGAATACAGCGCGATGTACTTAACGGTCGAACCAATCTTGACCGGAATATAGCCAGCTTGGGCCGAGACCGAACCCGTGGCAACACCGGCAGTAATAGTGGTCGTGCCGATCACGAGAGTCGTGGCAGTTACAAGCGTGGCGGAGACATTGCCCGTGACTTCACCAACAAAACCATTCTGCGAAACAACCGGGCCGGAAAATGTAGTAGTAGCCATTTCAATTCCTCACATGCGAGTTGTGTTTACCAGTCTGCATGTCGTCAGTCGGGGGCTGTCTGGTAAACAAAATTTTCCCGATAACGACTGTATAGCATTAAAAAAGAGGGGCTACAAGCATCGCTACTTGTAACCCCCCAATCTCTCTAGGACTCAATCAAACTCAGGACGCGCCCGGCGAACCAAACATGCCCAGCGGGTCCGAAAAGCCGAAGCTATAACGCTCGCGGCTCTTGTACCGGACGTTGCCGGTGTCGAAATCGCCGTCCATGCTGTTTTGCAGCGGGGTACGAACGAAGTACTTCATGCCGTTCGGAACGTCGGTCGTCAAGAACCAAGCGTTCGTATCGGTCAGGTAGTGGTTCACGGTGTAACCACCCGGAATCGAACCCATCGCCTTGAGAGCGTTGATGTCGTTGTCAGCGGTCGCAACACGGAGTTCCGTGTCGAGGAGGCGCTTGGCAGTGAACATCAAAGCCGGGGGAACGATGAGCTTGTTGGGCTTCGCCGCGATCAAGAGACCACGTTCGTCGGTCCAACCAGCGATCTGAATAACCGCAGCTTCCAACGAGGTTTCGTTGAGATCCGAGGCCGTCAGACGGTTGCTGTTGGTACCACCCGAAACAAGCGGATGCGAGGCCGAGAACAACGGTTGTCCGTCACCGCCCACGTAGGACGAGGAGAAGCCATTGTTAAGGACCGAGGCCGCCTTGACTTGCTTCGTGTACGCCATAGCGCGAGCAAGAGCCTTCGTATAGCGCTTGCTGAGCGAGTCGTACAGGTTGTCTTCAACCGCTTCTTCCGTGATGGAGAAGCCGAGAGCAATCGTCTCGTGGTTGTAACGAGCCGTCCAAGCTTCCTGCGCGTTGTCATACGCAATCGCTGAACCTTCGGCTTTCACCGGAGCAGCGGAGAATCCGCTCAGCTTCGTCTCTTCTTCAAAGGAACGCTCGGAAGTCTCAGTCTCGTAGATCTCCTTGTGCTCCTCACCATAGGACTTGTACTCAAGACCAAACAGGGCGTTCAAACCCGGAAGGAGTTCTTTGAGTAATTGTGCACGTGAAATAGCCATTTTTCAGAACTCCTATTAAATACCCAGCGGGTTGTTGTAAGCGTGACCGCCCTCAACCACGCCAGAAGTTACGTACGGAGCGTTAAACTTGACGATAACTTCAGGGTAGTAAACGGTGCCGCTCGACACGAACGCCGTGTCTTCAACAACGTCGATGATACGCATCGGCAGCGAACGAGTCGTAGCAGCCGAGCCAACCAACAGACCTTGTTGCGAGTCGTTCGTCGTCGTGTTCAGGGTGTTCGCCACAAGAGCCACGTTCAAACCAATGCTCGTGTACTCGAAACCGCCCGTGGTCGAAACCACCAGCGAAGCCGTCACACCAACAGCCTTGAACAAGGTGTCCGGGTCGTCAACCACGTACGCAACAATGTACGTACCAGCCTTGACCGCAGTACCCGAAATCCAAGACTGCGAGTAGGTCGGCTGACCCGTCACAGAGGATACGAAGTTACAGCCCAAGAACACGCCAGCAAAGCCAGCGACAGGGGCCGTCGTTGTCGAGGTCGTTACTTCAACAGTGCCGTCCGAAGCAAACTGTAGCGGGTCACCGTAACCGATGCTTGAGGCACCAGAAGCGATACGACGCTGACGGGTCGATCCGGCGAACACCTGCCCACCGATCAGATTGATCGGCTTCAAGCCATAAGGCTTGTCAACGGTAGGATAAGCCATTTGTTACTCCAAAAAAGAAAGTTATTTACCTTTGCCAAACGAGGTTGTGGACTTGCGTTCATTGAACAGCGGCATCCGCTCGTCGTTCCC